CCTTCTGTCTGTGCCTGCTTGCCCTGGTTGCTGTTCCAATAATCCGGGACTTCTTCCTCGGTTGGCTCCTGGCCCCTGGTTCTAAATGTTACTTTCGTTCTTTGGCAGCTGTGGCTTGCCAAGATGATCCGTTGCTTGCCTGGGTCGCTTCTCTTGATTCGGTTGGCTGATCGTAGAGCTGCTTCGAATGATTGGCTGGTCTTTAGGATTTCGTAGCTGCGTATCTGGTTGATGCGCTTCATAATCTCTTCAGCGATCGCAAGCGGTTCTGGATCTAATCTGGTGGGAAATCCTGTCAGGCAAAGGCCTTCCCAGATAAGTTTTCCACAGGCTGTGCAATAAATTGGTTTGAAGTCTTGGTATGTCATTTTATCTGTTCCCAGGCGTGCTGTTCCACCGTTCCGCGTTCCCCCTTATAGGGGGGGAACGGCGGAACGGTTTGGTCGCTTTTGCCGAGTGTTCCGTCGGAACGGTGCGGAACGGTGCGGAACGGCGGAACGGTTAAGTTATCCACAGGCATCATCCTTCTTCCCAAGCGTTCACGTCGCCGATAACGAATTGGCTTTTGTGTTTGTAAAGGTACTTCTGTCCTTGCTTCCTGTATTCGACGTGGCCGCTGCTGATCAAGGCTTCCAGGGTTGCGCTGAGCTCGTCGTTGCCTATCTCAATGTGGGCGGCTCGAAGGTTCTTGCGCAGCTCGTTCTGGCTCATCTCTGCCCCATGTGCTTCGAAGAACTGGCTTATCTCTGCCATCTTATGCTCCCTGGTGGAAACGTGAACGGATCCGCCGGTGATGGTGATCTTGATGGTGCCGTCCTCGTTGCTGATCAAGTTTGCCACTCCGAGCTCTTTGGCGTCCTGGCAGATGGCGCGGACGAACCCTGGCCTGTCTTTGGTTACTTTCAGATTCAGGCAGCCGTCCAAGCCCCGGCCGAATGGGGTTGCAACGTCGACCGCGATCGCGACGCCGTCGATGTCTGCTCTCTTTGCCTGTGCTCCGATGGCGTAGTTTCCTCTGGTGTCCTTGCTCTTTGTGACGTGGTCAATGGTCAAGATGGCCGCGTTCTCCATTCGCATGGGGCGAAGGATGAGCTGCGAGAAGGTGGTTGCGTCTTTGTTCTTCTCTAAATCTAGGCCGAGCAGGTTCATCGCTGCGTTGACCCCATCGACAACGATCAGGCTCGGTTTGTGGGTTGCTATCTCGCTTTGAATCACATCCATCACGCCTTTGGTAATTCCTTCATCCGGGTTGGCGTATCTGAAATGGCGCAAGCGATCGCTGGCTACTCCCATCGTCTTGAGTCGGTTCTTGATGCCGCGAGCGCTATCTTCGAAGTCGAGATAGAAAACGACGTGCTTGTTTGCTAATTCCTGGCGCACCGCTTCTAATGCGATCCACGTCTTGCCGCTTTCGCTTTCGCCGAAGATGGCATTTATCTTGTTTGCATAAAGAATAAAGTTTCCATCTTCTCGCTTAAGAATCGATGGCCCTGGTTCGTCCTCGAGCTGCATATCGGTGATGTCCTGTGGAATCCACGAGCTGGTGGTGATCTCTTCGTTTTCGTCGTGAAGCTGCACGTGGCTCGGCCTGCCTGCTTCGATCTGTTGCCAATCGGTGCGCAGGTCAGTCGGTGCTCCGAATCCCTGGGTTCGCAGGTGCGTGGCTGCTGATCTGAAATCGCCGCGATGTTCTATCTGGGTGTAGGCGGCAAACTTCGAGTAGCTGCTCTGTGCGTTGAAGATGGTTGATGTGCTGAAAACGAAGAGTTTGCCGTTTCCGTTGAAGTTTGTGGTCGCCGAGATGCCTTCGTTCTTTCCTGGTCGTCGCCATGCCGTTGATTCGCCCTTGCTGTAGACCTTCGTCCATCCGAGTGGTTCAAGAATGCTTTCCCAGGTGACGCTGTTTTCGTAATCATCGCCGGGGCTTTGAATGCCGCCTTCTTTGCGTGGCTTTGTCTCTTCACCGATCCATTCGGCCTTTGGCACTTCGTCGTACATGGCAAAGTATTGGTGAATCGTTGCTCGCTCTGCCATCGTAAAGGTTGGAATGGTTTCAATGGATCCGGCGCTGATCTGCCAGGCGTTGCCCGATGGGTGGCACTTGCCGCCCGATGGAGCTGTGATCACGAATCCGCCTTCGCCGCGTGTTTCGGCTAGGCATCCGCCATCTTCACCGGCTGCTTGAGCGATCTTTGTGTTTCCTGGTATCGCTCCGTCGCTTACTCGGTAGAGCCAATGAATTCCGCCCGATGGCGTTGCTTCCATGTATCCGTTGACCAGTCGTGTCCAAAGTTCTCCATGTGCACTTTGTTCGAATATCTCTCGAAGCTCGATGTGAAGTTTCTTGGCCACGGCTCTGCCTTCGAGCTCAAGCATTTCAAGGTTGCCAGAAACTGCGCCGCAGATGATTCCGACGCCGTCTTGCTTCTTGCCGAACCAGTTCATAAGTTCTTCAGGCGTAGGCCTTCTGTTCTGGTAATCCTTCCACGCCGGTAATCCGGGGCGTTTGGATCCGTCTGCTGCTACTGGAACGGCTGAAATGCCAGCAGCTGCAAATCGCAGGGCTGTCGTAAGGATCGCATCGCTCATTCGTCGTCTGCTTGCTCTTCTTCAATCTTGATCAAGAAGCCACGGACAATGGCTCCGCCAAGTCGCAGGCCTTCCTGGAATCCGCGCTCTCTTTGAACTTGGCCATAATTGTCTTTGCTGTGTTCTGGCATCGGTCGTCGTTGCCATACGTCGATCTGATCTAGAATCGCATTCAGCGTTGCGTTCTGGTCGTCCATTTTTAATTCCCCCATTGTTCCGCCATTGCCTTTGCAATTCCAGGGAATGTCTTAGATCTAGCCTTTGAACGTTCTGCTGGTGATAATCCCCATGCATTCGCATACCAAGTTGGCATAGTTTTTCCACTTGAGTATTGAATTCTAGGTTCTGGCTTTACTTCATTGGTTGGTAGTAAAGGCGGCACTCCTTTTAGCCATAGGCAGGTACGCTTTTCGAACGGATCTCCAAACCACCAGGGCTGAATAATCTGATCAGGCTTACGATAAATTTTGCTCATAATTCCAACGGGATTTTCTATAACTACTTTTGGCGCATCAAGATTGGCAAAGAGCATAAAAAAATCTATACCTTCTTGCTGTCTTCCATCTTTTCTTTTTTGTTCAAACCATGCAGCTCCAGATGAGGCTAAATGAGTGCAAGGTGGAAATGCAATTATCAAATCCCATTCTTGTTTAAGTAAAGGTATTACATCTTGTTGTAAGTGATACTCGGGAATCTTTCCAGATGATGGCAATATGTCACAAGAATAAGCATCGTGACCTCTTTGTCTGAATTCCCATGCTACTGCTTGACTTTCTTCACAAGCTATTAAAACTTTCATGTTTATCCCCCTTGTTATTTGTTTTTTGCGTGCGAACGATCGGAATCGAACCGATCCGCTTCCCCAAGCGGCCCCAGGCGTTCGCTTCCCGGCGGAAGGTGTTACCGGGAATGTTTTTCTTAGACCGGCTTTGCGCCGAGCTGTGCGAGAAGTGCTGCCACTTCTGGTGTTATCTGGCTTGCATCGACGACTTGCTTTGTCTCTGCTGGTGCCGGCGTTGCCGCTGGCTTCGCTCCGGCGTTGCCGATGTAGGCGTTTGCCTTTGCTAAGTCGGCAGGGTTGCCGGTTGCATCGACAAGGATCCAGGGGGCCGACTTTCCGGGTTTGGCCGTTCCCTGTCCTATGCGTGCTAGGACTTTTTGTCCGACTTTGTTCTTGAGCGCGTTCTTGAGGGCGACGTTGAAGAACAAGATGTTTTCGTATTCCTGGTTTGTATCCAAGTTTACGATCGCTACTTCGATTGCATCGGTTTCCCCATGCACTGTTTGGATTCCGGTCTTGTATTCGACCGGGGTAATGATAAGCAGCTGGTTTGCAAGGTCAGCAACTTTAGGCTGATCTCCGCCGGTGCTTAGTTCTGCGAAGTTTGACATTCGCATCCCCCTTCTGTTTGGGTGTTGCTTGTTTGTTGGTGTTCCAACTCTGTTTCAGCGATCTCTTTGATGATGTCGTTGATCGTCTTGATCGGCATCGGATCGCTCATGCTTGTGTATCGCCGGCGCAGGCCTTTGATAAGTCTTTGCTAAATGGCTGAAAGTATGGGCAGTAATTGCAGAGTCGATCTGCCGATGCCGGAATCATCTGCCATAAATCCGGGCTGTTCTCGACATCGACGGTGGCCAGCAATGAATAAACATTATCTAGGCGCTCTAGTGCTTTGATCGCGACGGATTCGTCGTAATCGTGAAGTTCCACATGCATCTCATCTAACGTGCCGCTTGTTGGTAAATAGATCAGCGCTACTTTGTTTACTTCGGCTCCAGTTTGTGCTTTGCCGTAACCGTAGAGCTGCACCTGAACGAGCTGCTGTTGCGTTGCTCCTTCTTTGCGTCGCTTGTCTAATCCGCTGCTGCCTGTTGTTTTCCAATCCATAACGATTCCGCGTCGCTTGTCGAATAGATCGACGGTGCCTGAAAGATTGTTCCTAATGGTTACCTTTTGCTCCACTTCGTAATCTTCTAGTTTGGCAAAGATGTCGGCAAGGTGGGCATGGATCGCTGTTCCTACTTGTGCTGCCCAATTACCGCCGCCTAGCATCTCGTTTGGCTTATCCCAATCGAGCAGCTTATAAGCGATGCGTCTGGTGCATTCGTGGCCGATCTCTGAAGGCCCGATGTAGACCTGTTTGGATCGTGGCGTCCAAGTGCCGGCTTTGGTGATGATCTCTGCTAATTCATCGCCCAAAGATTTGCCGGGTGCGTGTGGTGAAACGAACATCTAGTCGTCGTCCTCTTCGTCGTCGTAGGGCCATTCCGGAACTTCTGGCACGTCAATCGACGGCAGAATTGTCGGCAGGCTCATTGCGGATCCGGATCGACAAGTGTGAAGCGTCGGCTGGTGCTGACGATTTCGAGCACGTCGATTACTTGCTGTGGCAATATCTCGCGTGCCTTCTTTGTATCAAAGCGTCGGCTTTCAACGCGGGTCCATCGCACGACGGGTTTGTTTTCGTAGAGAGCTGTCTCTGCATCGCCCATCGCATTTTCAATGTGCGATCGTGCAATGTCAGCGATCTCTTCCCATCGTGCAATCTCTTCTTTTGCGTGCCTGTATTGCTGTAACCATTGAGCGATGCCTTCATCGAAATCAACGACGCCAGGGCTTCCTTCTATGCTCATTGCTTTCCCCCTAATACCAGCCGTAGCCGGTCTTTTGTTTTTGGTGTCTCCAATGTTTCCATGCCGCGCATGGTCCACCGGATCCATATTTGCGTCCAATATACGCCAATGCCGCGATAGTTTGTGACACCCGGCTCTCGGGGTGTCGCATTCCTAGATTGCGGTATGTGCCTTCTAGAAGTTGGCCCACGCCTGCTGCGCTTGATGTGGGGTTATTGACCGATCTCCAAGCGCTCTCTTTGCCGACGAGCTGCGTGAAGCATTTGTACTGATCTGTGGTCAATAATTCGCGTGCGAGCTGCTTTGGATCGATGTTTTGCATCGCTGTGCGCTCTTTGTAAACCACCGGGATCGCCGGGGTTGGATTCAGGGCTGTACTGAAAATCGTGCTGGTCATTGCGCTGATTCCAACGATTGCGATAAATCGGCGGACTGTGTATCTGTTTTCGGGTTTGATTGGTTTTCTCGCTTTCTCGCCCTGTTTTCATCTGAAAATATTCGATAGACCGAATGGATCTTGATGCCAACAATTTGAGCGATATCTTCGGTTGAGACTCCCCTGTTGCGTAGTTTTAGTACGCGTTCTTTCCTCTTGAGAATTTCTGTTCTCTTGAGAACGACTCCTCTCTCGGTTGGCGTTTTGCCACCCCAGATGCCGTACGGGATCTCTTCTCTTATTGAGTATTCCAAGCATTCCTTTCTTTCTACGCAGCTTTGGCAAATCGCCCGAAGCTGTGGGAGACGCTTTGTCTCTTCTGTTTTCCCATCCGGGAAGAATAAATCCTGATCCTCTAAATCTGCACAAAGTGCGTTTTCAAATAAAGGGATCGTATTGAGAAATAGTTGCGGACGGATCATTGGTTCCTCTTGATCCATTGCTCTAGGTTTTCTACCACCCAGGCTTTTTCAATGCCGGCGTTGCGTCGTTTAATAATTACATACGCCGGGGGTGTTTGTTCTAATCCACGCGCTTTGGCGTAGTTAGTCGCTTCTGTTGTTGCTTCTTCCCAGAAGGCTGGAAGCGATATCGCTTTGCGATTCTTGAGTTCAAGTATAAAGGTTTGTCCTGAAATAATACAGACGATATCGCCTTCGTCTTTGCTGCCGGCTTTCGTCAATCTTTCAGCTGTTGCCCCAACGGATCGCAACCACTTCATCACTGCGGTTTCGAATAATGCGCCTTTGCGTCCGTTTGGGTTTGCCATTTACTTTACGAGTTCCAATCGTGGGCTTCTGCGAGCTGCAACGTTGCGCACGATGTCTTGTGCTAAATCAAGCGCTTCGTTTTCGCTCATCGATGCGATCAATAAAACTGTGGGTGGGAGTGCTTGTCGTAACTTCTCATAATCCAACCATCCGATGTCGGTTGATAATTTGATGCCTTCTCCGGCTTGTGTCAGAGCTGCGATGTAGTCGCCGTTGGCTTCCTTGCCTGATTCTTCAAGTAGATCTAGAACGGCATCTTGTTCTTCCAAATATAAAGCGATGCGTCCTTCGTCGTTGGTGTGTACTGAAAAGAGTGGGCGTCGATCTAAACTCATTTTTCGAGCGCCTTCTTGATTCGCTTCTGCTTGCCTTCGTACTGCTGTGCTTCCTCGATCTCTTTGGCGATCGGATCGTCTCCGAGCTTGAGTAATAAATAAAGGATTCCGCAGGCGGCTATGGCCCCGGCGAAGATCAGGTATTGCGTTTGCATTGGTTCCCCCTTGTTTGGTGGGCCTGTGGCCCTGGTCGGCTTATTGTGCCTTGCTCTAGCCTTGATCGGTCGCCGACACGCCGTTTGCTGGTTCCTGGTGCCTATTCCACGCCTGTGGGCCTGGCTTTCACAGGAATAACACCGCAGGAGTTCACTTTCATTTTGTCCTTTTGTATTGCTGTTTGTCCATACCTATGCCAAGATTCTCTTATCGGCAAAGAGCGAATGTCTCAGCCGGTGGGGGTAATAAAATGGCTACAAAGTCAGTCATCAAAGTTAAAGAGCTACGCGATCTAGCTGCTGGTATGAAGATCAATCTTGTTGTCACAAAGCGTGGCAGCGGATTCATCATTGTTGATTGCGATTCAGAAATTCAATTGCAGCGATTCGTGCAAACTCTGGAGATCGCTTTGATCCAGGTCTTCATCGATACGATGAATTCAAAGCGTGCGTATGTCTCAGATCGCGCTTTTGCGGAGGTTAAATAAATGTCAGTCTTAAACCTTGAAGATGTGATCGTCGAAGCTGCTACCGCGCTTGCTCTCTCTGGCGAGTGCGATGTTCCTGTTGAGAATAAGTTCGGCGGTGTCGATCTTGTTGCTCCTGGTTATTACGAATCTGTTCCTTATATTCGCGGTGTCATCTTTGTTGATGGTGTTCGGTTCGCGATTGAAGATCAGACTCTTCATATTTACAAGGCTGAAAAGTATGCGATCACTGCATCTGTTTCATTTAAGGGTGGCATTTCTTCTTCTGTTCTCGTTGCGATCGCGAAGGAGTGGTTAGCATGAATCTCTGTCCTAAATGTAAAACTGAAATGCACACAAATACTGTCATCGTGCTCGGTGGCAAATGGAAGCACTACCAGGAATGCCCAGGTTGCAATTTTAGAACGGCGGCAAAGTAATGAGCTGGTATGAAATGCATGAGTGCGTCTGTATCGGATGCAAGGAAACATTTAGATCGGTTGAGAAAATGAACGTCTGCCTGCCTTGCTTTGAGGCTCAATTAGCGAATGGAGATAAATAATGCCTGCACCCGAGTTGTATTGCATTTTCTGCGATGAGCAGGTCACTAACGGATCGCACTGCGTTCCTTGTTGGGAATATAAAGGCGTCGTTACTCTGGCTGAATATGTTGAAATAAATGGTCACTATCCGAAGATGAAGTTAGGGGTTTAATAAATGGGTGCAATGAAGTCTTTGCTTATCGATATCAGCGATGGCATGGAGCTGGCTGGTCGCAATCTTGTCGATGCGGCCCAGGGCCAGGATCCTGAATTGATGCAGGCGGTCATGGTGAATGTCTTGTCTGCCTTGCCTTCATATCTAGCTGCATTGAGAGGCGAATGATGAGAATGGATCGCAAGTTTGTCCGTCGCCGTCGCGTCGCCTTTGTCATCGCCCTGGTTGCACTGGTGGCTTTGACGTATGGCACTCGCGATCTGTGCTGGACTGGTTCTGGCTATGGTTCTTGCTCTGCGATGATCGACGGGGTGATCTCCGATGGCCGTTAAGAAAGCGCGTTCTGTCCGGGTCTCTGATCAGCTGTGGGCTGCTGTCAAAGCAAAGGCCGCCGCCGATGAGAAGTCCGTTTCTGAAGTGATCGTCGATGCGTTGAAGGCCTATATAAAGTGAGCTGGTGGAATTTGCTGGCTGTACCGATCGCTGGCGTCCTTGCCCTGGCCTATGGCCGTCGTATCTTCTTCTGGTGCCTTGTTGCCTTCTTCTTTGGATTCTGGTCGCTCTTGATCGTGCTGCTTCCCCGGAAGGAGCTGCGCGTTCCCACTCTTCCTACCTGGTTGCTCGTTTTCTGGGGCAATCGGCAGATCGCTCGAATAATGCGACCGATTCGGGATCCGTCAGATCTGATCTAGGGTGCAGAAAATCCCCCATCGCTTTGTAGACGGCGATGGGGGATTTTCTTATTCTGCGAGAGCTCTTGCGATGCCTTCTTCCAGGCTTATCTTTGGTTTGTAAATTTCGAGCATCTTTGTCGGATTGCCGACTCTGTATTCAACGCCGCTTGGCTTGCCTGGGTGCTTCCTAATCGGTGCCAGGTATCCGGCTTGCAACATCGTCATCTCTGCTAGTTGAATGAAAGATGTGGCTCTTCCTGTGCAAAGATTGAGAGTTTTTACTTTGTTTTTTACCGCTTCGAATGTAGCTGCAACGATGTCATCGATGTGGATGAAATCTCTGGTTTGCTCGCCTGTTCCCCAAACGTCGAACGGATCGGCTTTGCGCTTTGCTCGCTCGATCAAGGATGGGAATGGGTAATCCAGGGCCTGATCGGATCCGTAGCCGCTAAATGGGCGCAGAACGGTGACGTTGAGGCCTTCGTTCCTGGCATATCTGGCAAGGGTTTCCCCTGTCAGTTTGGCCCATCCGTAGCTCAAGTCTGGAGTTCGAATATGATCGAGATTGATGTCGTTCTCTCGAAGTGTTTGCTTGTATGCCAAGCGCTGCAAATAAGTCGGATAAGCCGCCGAGCTGCTGAAATAAACCACGTGCTTCGGCTTTGTTCTTATCGCCCATTGGAACATATCGCTATCGATCGCCAGGTCGGTGGCAACGGCCAAAGGGTTGCCTTCAATCGTGGCTCGGCCGCCGACGATGGCGGCTAGGTGAATAACGACGTCGTATCTGGTGTCGTCCTTCTTGAAGAAATCTCTGCAATCGATTCCGTTTGCAATGTCGATTCCTGTGATGTCGTGGCCCTTGTTGTCGAGCGCTCTGTGAAATGCCCGGCCTACGAAGCCTGCATCCCCTGTGATCAATATCTTCATGCGAGCCATTCTGCCAGGTATTTGTCGCTGCCGGTTTCGGCCTTTGCCCTGTGTCGATCTATGTCGAATATGTAGCGGTCGTTCTCGTCCAGAGCTGCGCCGATGTGGTGCAGGGTTGCTTCTTTGCTGATCGGGAATGGCTTCACCGCTGAAATGCCTTCGGCCTGCGTGTCGTAGGTTTCGTCGTGAATCAGGCAGTTGTCCTTGATCCGGGGCCATATCTGCTCTGCAAGCCAATCCTGGTCTTGTGTGTAGTAATCCTTGCAAGCCTGCTCTTCTATCAGCTGTGCGATCTCTGGAATCGCGCCCTTGCGAGCTGCAAACATTCCGGCGCTGATCTTGTAATTGTGGCCGATCGGGTGGTCTTTCATAATGTGAAAGTCGAGCCTGCTGGCTAGAAAGTCCTCATGGGCAAGGCGTTCTCTTCTGGTGAGCCTGGCGTCTGTGTCTCGACTGAGAACCACATCTGCCTGGTCATCTGCCAGGGCCTTGAATCTCCAGAGTTTGGCTGTGTGATCTTCGGGCTCATCGCAATCGACGAGCTGCACGTTTGGAATAAGTGCCAGGGTGCTTCGCGTCCAATCTGGAACGCTGGCGCCTGTGTAGAAGCGGATCTCATATCCGGCGAAGTGCTTCTGTGCTAGAAGTGCGTTCTTGATTGCGCCGATCATATATCTGGCATCGGATCCGTAGAGTGAATAAGCAATCACTTGCTTCATCGGCGAAGTTTTTTCTTGAGCGCTTCGTAGGCTTCGCTTTGAATGTAGTTCTGATAGGCAAGCGCATCGAATGAATAAACTTCTTGCGCGTTGACTTCCTTGTATCCCTCATCCCATTCGGCTTTGCCTGCAACTGGGTGCATATGTTCAACGATCACGTCGTCAAAATATGTCAGCGCTCCTAAATCTTCTCCTAGTTTTTTCCAGAAGTTATCTAGGTATAAATGCTTCATATTTGGCGGAACCATCCCACCGAGCGCCTTTACGATGTCGCTGGTCATCGCGATCATGGTGGGAAGTCGTTGCTTCTGAAATAGATCGTTAGCGTAGGCCATTGACGGCCGCCGTTGCATCGCCGCCATCAGCTGTAAATCCCACTCGGCTGTGCGTGGGCGGTGGTCATCGCCTAAGAAGGCGAAGAAGTCATACTTGTTTTGCTTTGCGATCGCGTTGGCTGCCTTGTTGATCGGGTAGGCCATTCCTCGGGTTTGGTTCTCGATCGTCATGCAGAGCTCTGCGCCTACTTCGAAGTGGTACTGATCGTGCTCCGGGTCGTTTGCGTCAATGATGAAGAGCAGGTCGCTTGCTGCTGAAAGTTCTTCGTGAGCTGCAAGCAGGGCTGTTGCGTTCATTGGGCGGCCGCGAGTTGGCACTAGGATGATCATCTTGTTCATCGGCTGCTCGCAATCTCGCCGGCTATCGCTGCGTATGCGGCTAGATCTATAAATGAATCATCGCTCTGTGTTTGCATCAAACGTGCAATTTTGACCAGCGCCATGCAAATTGCGACCTGCTCTGGCTTGATCTCTGTTTCCAGATATGTCGTCCAGAGGTCTGCAATTCTTTGGTGGTTTGTATGTGGGTCGCCGTACTGGTTCTGGCGATCGTTTGATGTCAGGCGTGCTGCTTCTTTAAGAATATCCCCCCGATTCATCAATTACTTTGCTCCGCGTCCGAACTCGGTTGCCTTGCCATCGAGCGCCTTAAGAACTGGCCCTGCGATCGCTGCTAGGCCGGCTACCAAGTAATTCTTCGCTGGCTGGTTTGGATCTGCTAAATAAAGAGCTGCGGCTGCTGCGGCTGCTGCTCGGAGGTATGTCTTGATAATCGCTTCAAGTGCTGGCTTGTTCATTCTGTCTCCTTAAAGGTTGGCTTTCCAAAGCCGACAATGGTCACGGCCATTGATGGCTTGAGTTTGCCTCGGTTCTTCTTCTGGTAGGCCCTGATCTTACGGCAAACTTCGCCGCCGTTGCGTTGATCGCCCTTCTTGTCCGGACTGGTGTTGCCTTCGATCGTGGTAACTGTGCCGTCTTTGTTGTCCTTGATCACGATTCCGACGTGGCTGATCCGGTCGAGTGCGTCTCCTGGGAAATCAAAGAATACGATATCTCCTGGCTCTGGCGTTGCCGTAGCTGCGTCTTGCCACTTCTTCTTGTCCATAAAGGCGACCGCCCCTGCCGGGGTGTAGACGCAGTTTGGAATCTTGACGGCGGCCTGTTTTGCTACCCAGTTAACGAAGGCGCCGCACCATGCCACGTTTGCCTTCTGGTATTTCGTCTGGTTATCGGCTGGCCCTTCGATGTATCCGAGCTCGGCTGTTGCGATCTGGATCATCTTGTCTCTTTGGTTCATTGTTTCCCCCTCTTAGGCTTGCTATTTTCTAGAAGCAGGCTGTATATCTCGTCGACTCTGGTTTCTACTCTTGAAATTCTATCACTTACCGAGCTGCCCCCATTGGGCTTCAATTCTGCCAAATAGTGCTTTACGAGCCATCTGGTTATCGCGGCAAATGCGCCGGCGATTGTAAGGATCGAAACCGCCAACGCTGCCCAATCTTGAACTGTCATTTTCCGATTGCCATCACATTCATGACGACGGTTCCGGAGCTTGTAATTGCCCAGATTCCGTTTGCTTTGTTTTCAATGCTGAGTTTGTCGCCGTTATCCATTCTGTATCCGGTGCTGCTAGTGACATCGCTGTTTCCTAAGAAGCAGGTTCCGCTTACGCTGTGCAGATAAACCATTTCCGCTTCGGCGGTTGCATCAACAAGTGCTGTTGGCGATGTAGTGACGGTGACTTGGCGAGTGCTAATTCCCATTGTTGCTCCTATTCAAGCATATTTACTAGCGATCTTGTTCTTCCATGTGCGAGTTGCGTGTATATCTGTGTTGTTGCAACGCTGGTATGTCGCATCAATTCTTTCACAGCGATTAAATCTCCGCCTGATTTTTCTAGCATTGTGGTAGCAAAATAATGGCGGAGTGAGTGAAAGTGTTTCGCGTTTGGCCCGAGAATGCGTCGCATCTCTTTGGCTGCCCTTGATGAGAGTTTGTTTGGTGTTACTTGCCATAGGCGATCAAGGGTTTGGTGCGATCGGATCATCTCGGCTACTTTGGGTGCAATCGGAATGATCAGGTCGGTGTTGCCCTTGCCCAAAACTCGAAGCATCGCGCCTTCTTCGCTTTCGATTAGGTCGCTGCCCCTTATGTTGGCTACTTCCATCGCTCGCAGGCCTGCCATTCCGCCAAGAATGAACCAGTCTCTGTATAAGGGCTTGGTTTCTGCCAGGAGTTTTTCGTATTCGGCCTTTGTTACTGGCTTCGGTACGCCCCTGCCTGGCTTTACTTGGGGCAGTTCGGCTGCCGGGTTATTGCCATTGACCAGGTTCATCTTGTTCAGGGCCTTGTAAATGGATCGCAATCGCGAAACATAATGAGCTCGGGTCGATTGCTTCGTTGCCTGCAAAATGACGCGCTCGCAGTCGGCGTATGTGGCCAGGGCCGGGTGTGCTTTGAGTCGGTGCATAATCTGTCGATCTTGCTTCCAAAGCATTTCGGAGAATCCGCTGGTCTTGTATCGGTTATGCAGCTGCTCTTCTATCTGTTCTATTGGTATGAGTTCCATGCCTTTAGATTAGATCAAGTCGACGGTTCTACGATCGCGACACGCCTATTCGCCGGTGAGATTCGGTGTGAATTGTTCCGCTTGTCTGCGGTCGTATTCTGATTTAGGCATTGAAGTAAATTGTTCGTTGCCGTGGTCAATGATTGCGTGTTCCATAATGCCGTCTAAAGTTTCAACTTTTATAAAGGTTACATTGTCCATTTTTATAACTCCGCGCTATAAGCAAGATACCCAGCAGCACTTGCGGTTTGTCTTATGTAATAAGGTCGATAAGCAGTCATTCCACTTGCAGCAAAATTGGAAACGCCAACTGTTGAAGATGAGACATTTGTGTCAATTGTTAAACTTGTTAATGCTGTTGAACTGGCAGCATCGCTCGCTGAAAGAGTTGAATACTCTATAGATGTTGGTGCTACACGCATTTGTACTGGAAAAGTAGTACCAACCGCACCGCCACCAACACCACTGGCTAAACCAAAAGCAACCCA